GACTATATAGTTCAGTTTATTATACTTCTTCTGCACCTCGTCGCTATACGCCTATGCTCTGCGCTAGGGATTTCTACTGGAAAACGCAACACCTAGCGGCAAAAATAGATCTATTCTACATTCATTACCAATGAAACTATAAGGAAACGCCGTTTAGGACTGTTCATGGAACCAATCCATCATGAGAAAATAGCCGATAAATTGATGCAATATAGGGGCAAAATCCCTGAATATGGCTCAGTTAATGACCGTGTTGCCAAATTAGCAACTTGGGAATTGACAAAAGCCATTGATGACCTACTCTGGCAGATTGATAATTATGCCAAGTGTGATGCTTTGGGGTGGATTAAGTGACTGAAGGTTCTCATCATGAATACATCCGTGTCGCTGGCGAGATTGTTGGTCACATTAGAATTACTAACAGTGGAAAAATTCTATCTGTTTGGTTTAAGGAACCATACAACCAGTTGTTTTTACCAGAGGTGAAAGAATGAGTCGCCCTCGTTCCACTGATCCAAGCGTCGCATTGTCAATTGCTGTGCCTCAATCTTTGAAGACACGGCTTGACCAAGAGTTAAGTTACAAACAATCCCGTTCAAAGTGGGTATGTCATGCAATAAATGAGAAACTTAACCAAGAGTTTGACCTAACATCAATTCCAACCAGTCAATTAATTGGAATGTTACATGCTAGGAACATAATTACAACTGATTTACTTACATCACTATTGATGCGAGTTGAGGAAATTGCAGAACTACAATAAGATAAAGCAACCTTTCACACCAGACGATGCGTTCGTTTTGTTCTTGATCAACTGGTGCTAAAGGAATCGTCATTTCTTCATCAACTTTTCGAGTCGTCTTAGAATCTTAATGATCTCTTTTAGCAAGTCTTCAGATGGTCCCAACATATTACTCACCTATTTGATTCAAAGATTGTGCAGTCTCTTTTATCTTAAATGTTATTTCCTCTACATCAGAGATAATATATTCTTCTAAGGTTATGTTGTAATAAGGAATCTCTCCATCATTGTAAAATAAACTCAAATGATTTGTAGCAACATTTTCAGTGATTAAAGAATATGGATCTGTAATTGCAAAGTTGTAAGTACCAATCAATGAGTTATCCCATGGTTGGCGGTTAACTGCCCAGTTACCAAAAGTTACTGTTGAAGTAAATGAATCAGGTCTAACCGACATTAATGCCCACTTAACTGATCGTGCTGTAGCGCCAATTGGTTCTAGTTGTTTGATATCTACTATCTTCCAGCCATAACTCTCTCTATCATCCTCAAAAATAGTGCAAAGCCTGAAAGCATTACCAGCGATAGACTTAGGAGGGACCAGAGAATTGACATCATTAGAAAGGGTTAATCTTCGACCTGTTCGCTTCATTTCTTCACCGCCTTGTGTGCTGCTCGTACTGCTGACTTGAAACCGTTCTTTTTCCACTTACCCGATTTGAGTTTGTATCTAGGAGCAGTCTTTTTGAAAGCGGCTTTATACTTACGAGAATAAGCCGATTTTTTACGAGGTTTTTTTGAAGCTTCAGTTAAATTAGCATTTTGCGCTAGAGAAGAACCTTCGCTTTCTCGCTCGGAATCGATCAACCGTCTAAGAGCCATATACTCTTCAACAGTGAGCATCATATCTCTGGCTATACTAACCACCTCATGCGCCTTGCTGAGATAATGCTAGAGCCATAGCGGATGCTTGAGTCATAGTCTCAACAGTACATTCGAGAGTGATAGACATGTACACATCGGTAGTCCATTGAGTTGAGGCTTGACCACCAAGGAAGATTGAATCTACAGCAACTAGGTAGCCATTGGTCCACATCTGTGGTAGAACATCAGTATCATGAGAAACTTGAGGATAATGGTCGCCTGTAAGGGCGTTAACACCGTATAGTTTACCAGAAGAAATAACTGCTCTGTTAGCACTGAAAACAATGTCTGCTTGGCTTTGTGTGCATAGTTGGTATTGAGCGGCGGCACTTGTTTGAGTAGCAACTTCTAATGCTTTACCATTCGCATCCGAGAAAGTAACAGCAATGTTGTGGATCCTCAATACTGACTTTCCTAGGGCATCAACATAAGCACCCAAATCTAGGGGGATTTCTTTGTATTGATTTAGGTTATCTGCGTTTAGGGTCTGTCTAATGAAAAAAGAGTCACTTCTTGCCATGTATATAGACTATATAGTTCAGTTTATTATACTTCTTCTGCACCTCGTCGCTATACGCCTATGCTCTGCGCTAGGGATTTCTACTGGAAAACGCAACACCTAGC